ATTATTCCTGCTATATCATTAGCAGTTTGTGCTTTTAATTTTAATGTATCTGCTGATTCTAATACTATAGTTCCTTTAGCTAAGTTTTCAACTGTTTTAGATGCTAAAGATATGTGAGCTATTTCATGTACTGCATCAGAATTAGAATCATCTGTTGTAAATGCTTCTATTTCATTAGCTCCACTGTGAATATTTGTAACTTGTATAGTTTTAATTAAAGCTGTTCTACCTGTAGGACAAGTATAAACAACTGTACTATTAGTAGTTGTTAAATCAAACATTGAATTTTTATATAAATTAGCCATAGTTATTATAGATTTATTTGTTTAAAATTAGAATTAAAAGAAATAATTGTTTTACTTTTATTAAATGTATTAGGTGGTGATCTATGAATAATATGTGCTGGAAAAGTAAATAATTGACCTTCTTCAATCTGTATTTCATTTATAATTTTATTATTTTTAACATCATATAATTCAGTTTTAATATTTTGTTTTGGTAAATCTAAGTAATAAACATTTGTGTAATTATTGTTTTCGTGTATGTGCCAATCATGTGTGTCTAGTTGTTTATAAGTTTGATACCAAGCATTTGAAATATCCCAAGATTTGCATTTTAATTTAATAGCCATATTGTTCATATAAGGTTCTATCATTTTATAAAAAAAATCTATATATTCTCTTTTAATTTCTTTTCCTAAATGCCAATCTGTTTGTGAAATACTATCTTTATTATTATAAATACCAGAAACTTCTATTTTATTTATTAAAGATAATAATCTATTTTTATTTTCTTTATGATTTTTTATATCAGTTAATATGTAAAAAGATTTTAAATCAAAAAATTTCACAATTTCAATTCTGTTAATAATTTACTTAATCCTATTGTGCCTTTATAAAAAGTATTAAAGGCAAGACTAATTCTAGTGTTAGAACCTTTTTTATTATCTACCTGATGAGTTGTTGAAGATGGAAACATTATTAACTGACCATTTTCTACAGGAAACCACCACGAACTTGAATTATAAATATTATATTTTTTACTATCTGTTTCTGGTAATATTTGTTGATATTTAGTAGGACTAAAAAATTTAATACTATCGTTATTTTTATCAGTATCTAAATATAACACATCAGAAATAACCGAATTTGGGTGTTCATGTCTATGATGAAACTGATTAGGTTCAGTAAAATTTAACCAAGATTGAGTAACATAAAGTTTTATATTTTGTTCTTTATTTGGACATATAATTTTATCTAAATAATCTTGACAAGTTAATTCAATTAATTTTTTTATATTTTTAAATTCAATTCTATTTAATATATAATTGTCAATGGTACTTGTATTTCCTTCATTTTTAGTAGTATGTTTTTTTTGATTATAAATAAAATTTAATTCTTTTTTTGTAAGTTTTCTATTTATGTTTGTCATATAAACAGGAGTAGGAAATAAATTTTGAATTATAGCTTCTTTCATTTAATAACACCAAGAAACAAAAGAATATCTTGTTCCCTTTGTAACTGGTTTAACTAAATGTGGGTACAAAAATATTGATGGAAAAATAATTAAATCTCCAGCTTTAAATTTAATTTCATAATCATCAAACATTATAAATTCTCCACCTTTATAATTATCATTTAAAACAGAAACTATACTTAATACTGGTATTCCTCTTATATCGCCTGTAAACAAACTAACAATGTGATCGCAATGTTTAGACATAATTTGATTATTTTTATATCTATTAAATCTAATTTGACTAAATCCTTTCCAAGCATTGAATGTTTCTCCACTTATTTTATCTGTAAGAATATATCTTTCTAATGCTTTCCAAGTTAAATCATGTAAATCTTGTAAGTGTGTTAATTTAAAACCATTAGTTACATTAAGTTCTTTATCTCCATTAAGAGCAATGTTTTCTAATGTTTGACTATTTGTAAAATTATGTTGTTTCCAATTTTTATCTTCAGATAGTTCAACAATAGTTTTATCTAATATGTTTTTTGGTATCCAATTATTTAAATGTAATATGTAATCTTTTAAACTATCTGATTGTTTTTTCATTTAGAAAAATTATATTTTAACTTCTTACATCCCAACTTTGATTTGTTTCATTCCAATCATATTCTCTACCATCTGTAGGATAAGCAATCGGTGCTTCCCAAAGACAAGTATCTTCATTTAATACCCAAGATGGTAAAGGTTTTTTTTCTAAAAAAGCATCTCTAGTTTGATCATAATAATAACCTACAGCACCATAATTTTTTCTAAAAGGTGTTCCACCTAAAGCATGAACATTACCTCTAGTATTATATGATGTTTGTTTCCAAACTTGATAAGGTGTTTTATAAAGATTATTTAAAAAATCTATTCCAGCTTGTTCTGTTGTTGTAATATCGTCTGATACTACAACTACTTGTTCTACTATATTACCTATTCCTAATTTACAAAAATGTGCCATTATGCTGTGTAACTCCCACTTGAATTATATACTAATACTTTATCTGAACCATCATCTGATACAGTTGGAGAACCAGATGTCGTACCAGGATAACTTGATGCTGCAACACGAAGTATTACAACTCCACTACCACCAGTTGCACCATCTCTTTGAGGAGAGTTTCCTCCTCCTCCTCCACCGCCACCGCCAGTATTTGCAGTTGCAGACTGAGCAGATCCGCCAGGATTAGTTTTTCCACCATTTCCTCCTCCGCCATCACCGCCAGTACCACCAGAAGTTCCATCTCTATTAGAACCTCCACCGCCACCTCTGAATACTCCAGAACCTGTTATAGAAGAAGATAAACCATCGCCACCAAAAGCTGCACCATCAGCACCACCAGCTTCGGCAGCACCTCCGCCACCAGAACTTGTAGGGTTAGCTGGTCCACCATTAAATCCTTGATTTGATGTACCAGAACCTGGTGCAGAATTTCCAGCACCACCTCCACCTGATCCACCATTTAATCCTGTATCTAAAGGAGAACCAAATCCTGATCCACCACCACCTCCTCCAACTGAAGTGACAGTTGTAATTCCTGTTCCAGCTATAGAACTATCAGAACCACTAGTGCCTTTTGTTGCTGGAGAAACACCAGCAGCAGCACCACCTCCACCTACTGTTATTGTATATTGTACTCCTATAGTTAAAGCTAAAGCAGTTTCAGATGAACCACCTCCACCAGATGTTTCACTACTAAAGGAGTTTCTATATCCTCCAGCACCGCCTCCGCCACCTCTATCAGAGCCACCGCCTCCACCACCAGCTACACATAAAAAATCAACAGTTACACTTGGGTTAGTTAAATAATCTACATCATCATCAGTTGTTGGAATCCACCCTTGAGTAGAACCAGAATAAACAATTCTTATACTTTGACCATTAGTTGCAAATACAGGTTTTTTAGCTGATGCTACTTGACTTTGAAATTTAAGAGAACCTTGATCTAATGTAAGATTTGCTGTTGCAAAATTTCTTGTAAAATCAACAAACTCTATTTCATCTCCAACACTTGGAGAACCTGGTAAATCAACTTCAAAAGCACCACCAGCTGTATTTATAAAATAACCTTCACCAGCTGCTGCTGTAAAGTTTGCAGTTTTTATTGCTGATTGCCAAGCAGTTCCACCAGAGTTATCTACAAAAGATAAAACTCCAGAACCATTGGTTGTTAAAATTTGATTTGCTGAACCATCTGCCGCTGGAAAAGTTAAATTATCAATAGTAACTGTTCCAGAACCTTTTGGTTGTATAGACACACCAATGTTAGTATCTCCACCAGACGCAGTAAATGTTGGTTTGTTTCCTGTAGCTGCATTAGCATAAGTCAATTCATTAACCGCAGAACTTGTTGCAGTAAGTTTTAATAATTCATTGCCATTGGTATCTAAAACTGAAGTTCCAATTTTAGGTGAAGTTAAAGTTTTATTTGTAAAAGTTTGTGTTCCAGTAAGAGTAGCAACTGTTGAATCTATTGATAGTGTTCCAGTTGATGTAATTGTACCACCATCTATTCCTGTGCCAGTTGCAATAGATGTAACTGTTCCAGAATTTTGAGGTGTAACTTGCGTAAAAGTAATACTATCTGATCCTAATGAAGCATTGCTATTAGTAGAACATAAGAAAAATTTATTATCATTAGCTGTACCTTGATTAACAATAACCATTTGACCTGATAATTCATCTATTGAATCATATTCTGTAGATCTATTTGCTGTTCCAATTGTTCCTAATTTTGTGTCTGCAATACTATTAACTGCAATAGTTATAGTACCACTAGAAGTTACAGGTGTACTTCCTATTGTAAATTCAGAAGCTCCTGCATCAGCTA